GCTCCGCATCTCTTATACATGCGATTCTCAAATTGTATGCCGGGTTTCATAAGTGTGGCATCAAAACGACTCATATCATCTTTAATAATCAGCAGATCATCCTTGAACAAGGTGATAGAGTGTTGAAACCATGAACCAATGGCATCAGCAGTCATGCCACTTGCATATGTTATGTAATTGGCAGCATTCCACATGCCCGCCATATATTTGCCAAACGCATGTATCCACGGACCTAAAACTGCTAAATAAGCAGGAGTTCGGCCTTGTATCAAACGTGGTTCAACAGCTGCATTGCCAACAATGGCCTCCCGCTTAACGAAGGCCTTAATGATACTGTTAGCTTTGCCACGCTGGTTCGACGTTGATAACATTTCCTTGGCTGCCCGCAAATCACGTTGCCGACCTGTTGGGAATCGCCCCACCCAAGGTTCAAACTCTGTGGGATACAACTTCATGGCTGGCAGAATATCATCTGTGATGACGGTCTTTTCAACCTGGTCCCAAAAGTCAGGGTCACAACTAACAGGGAACGTACATCTGTTGCGTACGGCAACTATATCATTGTGCACACAATTACGGGGGTAACTTGGTATCACACCGGCTATTGTGGGACCAACCGGACGCAATGCGAATTCTGGTTCACAATGTTCATCCGGAACACCAATATCAACATGCGCTTTATCTGCTAAAGGGCGCAGTTCAAGTTCTTTCGCACACCGATCATAAACATCGCGCCGAGCTTGATAAGCTTTGCGACGTTGCTGCGCTCGAACGAAGAAGGCCATGTTCGATAAAACACATACGACCAACGACACAGCAGGCATGAACGGGTCGTCAGTCACCCATGCAGCAAACGCACATGTGCCTGAAACTATGCACGAAAAAATCAACATCAACATATCAAAACTCCAGGTCCGTGTGTTATGAACGATTAACCTGTTGTGCAACTCAAATTGCTCATCATAATCACGTAAACTGGCGTTGACTTTGATTTCATCATCGAGGGTCCCAACATAGGCCAGTTTGATGACATAAGGCAAAGCAACAACTTGTTGCTCTGGCGTCATGTTGGTTTCACGCAATGAACGAGCTGCACACTCTCGAACATTTTTGAAAACGCCGTCATCACGCTTGCGCATACACACATATAATTGTGCGTTACAGACAGCAGTTTTGGGCAAAATGATACTCTTGGCCTCAGACGCAACGACAATCTCCGGCCCAACGGAGAATGCATGACCAATTTCAGTATCATACCACTTAAATTGTGGGTTAATATATGCGGAATCACGCACCTGATCACGCACATCAATGGCACCGTTGTACAACGGATCACGCAGGGCTGCCGACAATGGTAACTTTCTCTCCTTTGCCAGCCCACGTATATCACACGCAACGATTTTCATAATCACAGTGTCACCAACACTACGAACATAGTTCCAACTGATTGCATGGTTGTCGCTTTCAAAGTAATCAGCGGTCAACCACGAACACGAGTCGTGTTCATACGGGCTGATATTACCTTCAACCGTCGCACGAACGCAACCCAAAGCGTCAATTTCATACACCATCTCCCCATGTCCCAGCTTGCCACGCGCTGCTCGAAACTGATGAAAAGCAGCATACATGGTTTTGCGGGTAGATCTGTGAACCAGCTTCACAACATCACTGGGCTTCAAATAATAAATGCTATGCACCGACATGTATATTTCTGGTTCGGCACACATACATTGTTGAGCAAGATGTTGACAGCTGCGCAAACGCAATTGACTTCTTTGACCGTCAATTGAGCTACTACGTACGCTGTCAGCAGGAGTTAAAATAGGATTACAAGAATGGACCAATTCTCGACCGTTTTGTGCATGACGGCGAGGATTACCACCAACATCAACCACGGAAGATACATCTGGGAAATCACGACGTATCGTCTCGTAAATCGATTTTTCAGCAACCAATCGCTCCACAGCCAATATTGTGTGTGAATGGCGTGTGGCTTTTGGTCCCGAAGTAATCTTATACTCAGGTAAAATAAACTGCAAGTGTTTTTGTTGCTTATCGCTCAAGGCATACGGCACTGTTAGTGCCGTG